ACCAAACACAAGTTCCATAAATTCTTTCTTATCGTTTTCGTCATAGACCATCTTATTTCTTTTTGATCCATCTTCATTTTCAATTTCAGTTAATTCTCCAGCCCACTGTGGTTGACCTTTGATTTTTTTGATGTGTTGTTTTTTGTAAGCCAATATAACACACTCTTTTGGATTATAGATATAAGGACTTGATGGACTCATCCAAGATCCCCAAGCCGTAGTCTTACTTCTGTGTGGTGATTGTTCTTCTAAATCCACAATACCGAAGAACCCAAATCCAATTTGTTTCATGATCTGCCACATCTCCGATACAAAGAATATACGACCACCTTTTTTCTGTCTGTTAATTTCGTAAGGAATGTTCAGGGCGATACGACCATCGTCCTTCAACACACGGTAGGCTTGTGACATCCATTCTTTTGCGAACTTCTCATACTCGCTGAATTCTACATCGTCTTCGTGTACATCGTACGCAATACCGACCCCATAAGGAGGTGATGTTACAATTAGATCCACCGATCCTTCCGGTAATGTCTTCATTACCTCAACACAATCTCCGTTAATAATTTTTCCTGTTTCTATCATTTTTTAAATTCCTGCTGTTAAATGATAATAGTATCCTTTACTGGATGTATCACCAAATGATTTATAAATCTCAAATTTTTTGTCATCATACAAAATATCGGTAATAATTTCAACTCTACAACCAACGTCTTTTACTTCAAATCTTAATTTTTGAATATCGAAATCTTCTTCTAAAGGGATGTCATAAACCAAATGTTCTCCTTTACAATAATCTTCAATAATAAGATATGCATCTTGACTACAATATTTTTCTTCGTAATCACATTTGTCATAATTAAACTCATCACTTTCATAAATTAAATTACCATCCTCATCTTCAACTTTCATATGAAAGGTTTCAGGATAGGGACCCATTAATGTTTCTAAAGGAGAATCAAAATAATCTTCAACACCTAAAACCTCACAGATTTGTTCGTATTCCATTTCATCAAACTCAACTCGTTTTTCTTGAAATGTGTTATACTGTTCTGTGTTTAATTGGAAAGGGTAAATTTCTGATCCTTTGTGACCAAGTGTAATTTTGTAGTATTTCATATTAGTATAGATTAAAAAATGTAATCAATTATTTTGTATAAAACAAGTCCAGTTCCGACTAACCAACTTAAACCTAAAAAAATAGCAAAAACTCTATAGTTTCTCTCTACTTGATCTTTTGACCTCCCTTGAAAGTCATTTGGATTCCAATCTTTTTCCATGGTTAAATAAAATTTGAAATAATTTGAGCCAATTTATACCCTGTGAATGCCCCTGCAGCTGCAGAACCAGGTAGTATTATAAATTTACCTAACATTGTTTCATATTTGTTTCTATTGACAATATATGAAATTAGTATGTAATAAACAATATAATTAATCAATACTAAAAAGTCCAGTTCTTTTGCGGCAAATACCACGATTGAATTCCCTAAAAATCCCCACATAAAATTTATTAAGGTTTCCCTGATTAACTCATTTGGTGTGGTTATCGCATCTAATATATTAATCTTTTTATCTAAAAAATCTCTCTTATTAGTTTTTCCCATAAATCTCATCTAAATAATCATAAAGGTTTTTGAATTCGATCGTTTCTCCTTTGTTTTGATAAAAAAACATCATTTTTTTTGAGAATAACCCATACTTTCTGTCATGACCTAATCGATCCTCAACGTGTTTTATTTGGACTTCTTTATTTAGGGTTGATGCAATTTTATTAATGATGTCCAAATTTGTAACTCTAAATCCTGTACCAATATTCATTACTTGGTTAACAACTGTATCGTCAAACATCAAATCACATATAACCTTAACATTGTCGTAAACATACATCCACTCCCTAACTTGTTTTCCATCACCATAAACCGGAATTGGTTTATCTTCTCTGATTGATCTTGCAATAGTTGGTAAGAATTTTTCTTCAAATTGATGTTCACCAAAGTTATTACAAGTTCTTGTAATCAAGTAAGGTAATCCATAAGTTCTATTTGCAGATAACACCAACATGTCAGAAGCCGCCTTTGTTGCTGAATAATATGAACTTGGTTTAAGATCGTCTTCTTCTTTTGCTATGTGGTTTATGGAAAAATGTTCGTCCATATCACCATAAACTTCATCTGTTGAGATGTGGATGAATTTTTTAAGACTTTTGTTTTTTCTTGAGATCTCAATTAAATTGAATGTCCCTTCTACGTTTGTTCTTACGAATGGTAACCCGTTACTGATTGAATTGTCAACATGTGATTCAGCTGCGAAGTGAACCATATAATCAAACTCACCTAATTCATCTGCAGTCACATCACATATGTCTTTTTGTAAAAATGACACATTATGTTTAATGTTCATTCTACGTCCAGCATATGTTAGTTTATCTACACAAAGAACTTCACATTCAAAGTTATCTAATAGGTGATTTATAAACGCGGAACCAATAAAACCCGCACCTCCTGTTACTACTACTTTCATTTTTTTTCTAATGTATTTATATGATGTTGCAAATACCATAATGCCTTTTTTAGGTCTTGTAACTCTTTATCTTTTTCTTTTTTTCCTGCACGACTAATATATTTTACCGTGTTTCCCAAACTAAAACCTAAATCCCAAGCATCAATAACTTTGATTGCCTCATAAAGATTATCTTCACCTCCATAATGTTGTGGGTGATTAACTTGTTCTTTTTCCATATTTTAACTTTTAATAAACCACCAAGTGGCCAAAAATTCATCCGTTTTATAAACTTTATAGTTTTTTTCTTTTGCAAATTCATCAACTGCGGGATTAACCCCAAACATACCAGTATATTTAGCCTCTTCAGGTTTCCCATCAGGAAAAGTATAAAGTGCTTGATTTTTTTCCTCTTTACCTTCATAAAAATAATCAGGTAAATAATCATGCCCCATAACCAATCCACCTTTTTTTACTTTTCTATACCAAGTATCAATATCTTCTTTGACAGATTCGTAAGTATGATTTGCATCTATGTATACAAAATCCAAAGATTCATCCGCAAAAAGTTTTGCACCTTCAGATCCATCCATTCTTAACATAAAAGTTTTTTCTTCAAATCCCTTAATATTGTTCATTGCAATTGAGTACGCATCAATATGATTTTTATGATTCGATATGTCGTCATATTCTTCGTCAGATAATGGTCTCCAAACGTCAATCATATAAAGTTTACCCATCCATTTGGATGTAATGTTCTTAGCAAAGTCACCCTTAAATGATCCTAACTCAACACCTTTATTTGTTAAATTCAGTTTATTCAACAGATCGGGTAAATCTTCTCTATTTTTGAATACTTGATTTATATCTGCCATTATTCTTCTTCTCTATATTCTTTTAATAACTCATCGTTAGACATTGTACCATATTTTCCGGTAAGACCATCCATATCAACAAATGAGGTCATCATAGTTTTTGTATCATAAAGAAGTTGGGCAACATATAATGAATTAACAATCTCACGAATGATTTTGTATGGATCGGCGTTTGAACCTGGTCTTCGATCTTCAACATATCCTTTCCATTCTTTTGCGGTGTCCTGAGGAACTCTAATTGATGCTCCACGGTCAGACACACCCCAACTGAATTTATCAATCGCTTGAGTCTCGTATTCACCAGTCAATCGTAAGTGATTGTTTGATCCATAAGCCTTTATGTGATCTTCGTGTCTTGATTCAAGTGCGTTGAATAATGCCATGAAGTATTGCTCGTTACCATCATACCTCATCATATCAGTTGAGAAGTTTGTATGAAGTCCTGATCCATTCCACTCTCCGTGTGTGATTGGTTTAGGATGAAGTTCAATATGGTAACCATACTTCTCAGCAATCTTGAATAAGAAATATCTTGTTATCCAAAGATCGTCCCCTCCTTTTAGTTTACCTTGAGAGAACACTTGATATTCCCATTGACCCAAAGCAACCTCAGCATTAATACCGGTGATATCAATCCCATAGTTCAAACACATATTTAAATGTTCGTCAACAAACTCGCGACCAACAACATTGTGTCCAACACCACAGTAATATTCACCCTGACCTTTAAGAATGTTTCTCTTGTGTCCCAAAATATTTCCGTTAACTTCTTCACGAATGAAATACTCTTGCTCAAAACCAAACCAAAGATCTTCAAAATTTTCACCAATACCAGCTCTTTTATTAGATTCATGTGGAGTTCCATCAGGGTTTAATACCTCACACAAAACATATACGGTATTATTTTCCAATGGGAATGTCGAAGGAAGATAGTGTCTTACAGGTTTCAAAAGACGATCAGAGTTTCCTGTTTCTGCTTGCGAAGTTGATGAACCATCAAAGTTCCACATTGGGAATTTTCCATCAAGAAACGCATTCTTAACAGATTCATATGTTACAATCTTAACTTTACTTCTTAGATTTGGTTCAGGCTTATATCCGTCTAACCAAACATATTCCAACTTAATTTTCATTTCATTTTATTTATTACATTTATTATTTCTTCCTTTGTAAATCCTTCCCCATACATCCTATAAACTTTGCGTGAAAAATCGTCGGTGCAAATAATCGCATCGGCGTCTAAATAGGTCATAAGGTTTTCAAGATTATTTAAAATATTTTCTTTCTTTAATATTCTCTTATTAAATCCCATGGTTAAGATCGTTTTTTGTCTTTTCGTATTCTTCTAATCTTTTTTGTTGATTAATATATGATACTAATCTTCTTTTAAACAATGGGAGTAACGTTTCATCCATGGGGAATGTTCCAGTACAAATCATTTCAAAAACAGGACTCTCCTTTGTTTCTTTTTCGTCCATCGTAGAAAATGTAGATATAATCTTTGGGATCGTCAATTCTTTTGAATCGTCATTGTAAATTAAATTAACTAAAGTTTTTGATTCTGGTGAACCTTTAGCTGCTGGTTTGATATGATATTCCCAAACATAAATTTGTCCATTTTCTTTGTTATTAAAATAGAAGAAACCTTTTTTGGATATTACATTTTTTTTGTTTTTTTTGACTTTGATTTCTAATGCATCGAAAACTATAGTCCACACTGATTTTGCGACGTTGAAGTACTCCATAATTCTTGGTGCCGAGTACGACAATATTTTAACAAATTCATCAAATTCTTCTGTGGATAATTCGGGGATATCTTTAACTTTAAGATCTCTAACCAATAACTCATCGTCTATTGAGTCTAACTTTTTATCGGTATAGATTATTTTTCTTTCCTTCATAAGAGTCTGAAGGTTCATAAGATGTAATGACAATTCAATAAACCCAGGGTATAATTCTAGTTTGTCTAATTTTTCTCCCATTTTTTGGAAGTAAGAAAGTAATTTGTATTCTTTATGCTCACGATCGATTGGTTTTTCAAACATCCAATCGGTCTCCATTAAAAATTTTATTTTTGGTTTTCTCTTTGCCATTCTTTTATAAAAAATATCACAAAGAAATAAAAAAATAAAGACCTAACTAGCCCTCATTACAAAATACCAATCACCATTAACCTGTGTTTCAAACATTTCTCCGTCATAAGAGTTTAATAAATTACCATAACCATCACTATTTACGACAATCTCAGTTACTTCATCTAAATCAACAAAATCCATTATAAAACTACTTTCATAACCATAGTGTTTAATAAAATCATCAATATCATCAACATATTCATTAACTCTATCTGTGATTTCATTTTCTATGGAACTTTCATCATAACCACCTTGTGGATCTTCTTTTATATTTTCAATATATTCATTTGTATCTTCGATTTGTTGTTCTATTTTTTCATACTCTTCCTCTGAAAGATCTTCATTTCTTAATCTATTATTTAGATTTTCTATAGTTTTTGTTAATTGATTAACTTGATGTTGTTGATTTGTAGATAATTCTAATCCTATGTCATAGTTTTCAGGATCATCTCTAATAATGTCTTCATAAAAGTCTCTTAACCAACCTTCCCACTGTCCTTTATCAAGTGCTTGATCCCAAACCCAACTTGTAAATGCATCATAACCCATATCGTCAACTGCATTTTCAACATATCTTTTAGCCGCAATATCTAACTCATCTTGAGTATAAACATCATATGTGTCAGGTTGTAGAGTATCACCACCTAACCATTCGTATTGTTTTCCAATACCGTAAGTGGCATTACCACTAGGATAAATAAAATATTTGTCTTCTTCTATTTCATCACCATTGTCGTCTTCATATAAAGTAGGAATCCCTTCTTGGACCAAAAATTCATATAACGCTTCAGTTCTTTCAGAATCATCGTCTTTATTTTCTGAATTCCACTCATCATTTTCTCTATAATCGGATAGTTCTGAAAGTTTTTTATTTCTTTCTTTTTTTAATTGGGTTGTATGCATTGTTGATCCCCAACTACTAACATATCGATCAACAGTAACACCATCAAGATTTGGGACGTTGGTTCCAGAAATGTCTAATCTTCCCATAACTCTTACAATACCTGTAAGTGGTCCAACATTTTTAAATTTTCTAAGGTCTAAATCACCTTTAATTACAATACCTTTACATCTGTAAGGTTT